CGTACTGCGCCAGCGTGGACGGATCGCGATCACGCTGACGCCGATCGGCCTCCCGCTCGGATGGCTTAAGAAGCTGGTGGAGCAGGGCGAGGTCGAGGACATCCACACGCCGCTCACGGTGGAGGCGACGACGCCGATCGGCGGGCGTCCGCTCCTGCATCAGCGCGACATAGACAAGCTCGAGGCGCAGGTGCTGCCGCAGGAGCGCGCCCAGCGCATTCACGGCGAATGGGAAAGCGGGTGGGTCGAGGGCCGCGTGTTCTTGCAGTTTGACCCCGCGACGATGGTCCGAGACGAGGCGCCCGCTGGCGAGGCGCAGATCGGCATCGGCATCGATCACGGGAAGGAGAGCGGAGCGCAGACTGCCGTCATGGTGGCAATCACCCGGACAGCGGACAACGAGCCCCGGATCACGGTGCTCGATGTCGTGTCGTCCAACGGCATGACGACGCCCGAGGAGGACGCCGCGCAGATCCTCGGGATGATCAAGAGGGCGGGTCTGCGCTGGGAGCAGATCGACCGATGGGTAGGCGACCGCGCGGCGATCTCCCGTCGAGGCGGCGCGATCAAGTCGAACGCGCTGCTGGTACAGGCGTTTGAGAAGGCGCTCAAGATCCCGATCGGGTCATGGCCCGCGCGCATCAACACTGCTTACAAGCCGGCAGGCTCGGTGTTTCACTCTTACCGGATCATGCAAAGCGCCATGCTGCGCGGCGACTTCATCGTTCATCCGAGGTGCAAGCGACTGATCGACGATCTCGGCAAGTTCGACGGGCGAGAGGCCAGCAACCACAAGCACACGCTCGACGCGCTAAGGTACGGCTGCGAGCTCATCACGAGGCGCGCCTATGCGCCCCAGCGGCTACGACTCGGATAAGGGGGCGCCATGCACTACTCCACGACCTCGACGCCAGCGCCTCCTGCTCCCGGGAACCCCGACGAGGCCCGCCGCGTCGAACACCAGCGCCACCGCTATGCGATGATGGAAGGCCGGTGGCTCCCGCTGCTGGAGGCCCGCCTCGAGCAGCAGATCGGCTCGGTGCGTCGTGCAGCGTGGGGCATCGGTGACATCACCCAGTGCATGATGCGCACGACGAGCATCGAGCTTGCCACGCTCTACGACGCCGAGCCCGACGTGCGTCACTTGCAGCTCGCGCCGAGCGCGAACCTCGATCGCCTGATCGGCTCCTCCGGGTCGATCGCACGATCGGGCCTGTGGTCGCAGATGACGCGCTTCCAGGCGCTGACAATCGCGCTGCGGGAGATGTGGCTTCGCGTCGAGGTCGTGGACGGGCGCATCGTCTACCGTCCCGTCCCGCCACACATGACGTTCGCGGAGGCCGACGCGTCGAGGCCGACTGTGCCCGTCATGTTCGGAGAGCTGCGGCTGCGGTTGATCGGTGACGCGTATGTCTGGACGTTCGACGTGTGGGACATTCGGGATCCCGAGTTCCCGACATACCGGGTCGTTGAGGCGCTCGACGGCTGGAAGTTCGGGCGAAACTTGACCGTGGAGCTCCACGGCGCGACCTACGACGGCGCCGACTACCCGGCCGCGTGGCGCCGCCAGAACGGGACGCCGGTCATTCCCGCGCAGCTGTACCATGCCAGCACCTACGGCGATCGGCTGTTCGATCCCTTTGCCAACATCGAGCTCTACGAGGCGACACTCAACCTCGGCGTGCTGTACTCGTACCTCAACCATGCCATCCGAGACGCGAGCCACCCGCAGCGGTACGCAGTCGGCGTCCGGGTGGCCGGCATGGATGCGGTGGACCTCGGCTCCCGCGCGAGCCGCTCGGAGGTCACGACCGATCCGGCGACGATCCTCATGTTCGATCCGGTGAGCGAGACCAGTCAGGCCATGCTTGGACAGTACCAGGCCGGGTCGGACGTGGAAAAACTGGAAAGCGTGATCGCTGCGATCGCCCACCGCGCTGCGACGGACGCCGGCCTCGCGCCCTCGGAGCTCCAGCGCACGAGCGGCTCTGCCCGCTCAGGGTACGCGATCAGTCTTAGCCAGGAGGGCAAGCGGGTCGCGCAGAGGCGCTACGTGCTTCAGATGCGCGCATCTGACGAGGCGCTCGTCGGACTCTCGGCCATCCTGTTCAACCGCTGGGCCGAGGCCAACTCCGAGCCCACCAACTACCCGGAGGGCGGGTACTCGGTCCTGTACCGTGAGATCCCGCTGTCTCCGCAAGAGATGGACGCACGGCGCAAGCACATCCTCGAGATGCGCGCCGCCGGTCTGATGAGCGACGTGGACGCGCTGCGCTTCTTCGGCTCGCTGAGCGAGCAGGATGCGGTCGCGCAGCTCGCGCAGATCCGCGCCATGCGCGGAGAGGCGGCGCCTCCTGCGGAAGAAGGAACAGAGACGCCGGAAGCGCCGCCCGCCGCCGACGTATCGCGCGAGCATGAAGAGGCGATGTCCGAGGCGGTCGATGAGCTCCGCGCGTCCGAGGAGGCGCTCGACGGACTGCTGGCTGGCAGCGTGACCGAGGACCAGCGCGACATCCTGCGCGCGGTGCTGGAGTCTCTGCGCGAGGCGCGCGGCTACCTCACGGGCGAGGAGGTCGAGGCAGAGACGGAGCTACCCGGAGAGGTCGAGAGCGAAGCCTCCGAGGAGGCGTAGTGCCGTTCGTCTCGGAGGCCCAGCGCGAGTACCTGCGCCGCAACGAGCCAGCGGTCTACCGCGAGTTCAAGCGGGCAGAGGAGCGCGGCGAGCTCGACCTGAGGCCGCCGGCTACGGTGGCTGCGGCTGCCCGACGTGGGCTTGAGCTCCGCGCCGAGTACGGACGTGGCGGGACGGCTGTCGGTGTCGCCAGGGCGCGCGACCTCGGCAACCGACGCACGCTCACGATCCAGACGGTGAAGCGCATGCTCGCGTACTTCACCCGTCACGAGATCGACCTCGAGGCGCCAGCTGCGAAGCGTGGCAACCCCGGCTACCCGAGCGCCGGCTACATCGCGTGGCTCCTCTGGGGCGGAGATGCTGGCCGGACGTGGGCTCGGAAGATCATCCGTCAGGAGGCGCGAGTCCGCGCCGCACTCGAACGAAAGAAGGAGGCAGAATGAGCGCAGAAGAAGGGACGACGACGGTAGATGATGGCGGAGCGAACGCCCGCATCCGGCAGCTTGTCGCGCGCGTGAAGGAGCTCGAGTCCCGCGTGGGCGAGCTCCAGCCGCTCGCGGAGACGGCAGAGAAGTACCGCGTACAGCTTGACGAACAGAAGGCCATGAGCAAGGCCGAGCGTGAGGCGCTGCGCCTCGAGCGCGAGATCATGTCTGCCGGTGTCATGGACGCCGAAGGACTCGAGTACGTGCAGCACGCGTACTCCAAGCTGCCCGCCGAGGGCCGTCCTTCGATCTCGGAGTGGATGAGCAACAAGGAGGCGCTGCCGAAGGCGGTTCGCGCGTACCTGTCAGACACTGCCGCGCCGACGACTACGACTACGACGGCAGCGCCGACGCCCGCACCTGCGCCCGCGCCCTCGACGGCACGCGCTGCGGTGGCGGCTGCTCCTGACGCTCCTCAGAGCTGGACGGCCGAGGCGATCGCGCGGTTGTCTCCGCAGGAGTTCAAGGCCAACCGCGAGGCGATCTTCGCGGCGTTGCGCACGGGTTGACATTCTGTCATGGAACGCGGTAGGGTGGCGTCGAGGGCGACGCCCTCCCGCGATCGGGTTCGAGCTCCCGTCAACAGCGATAGGCGCGGCCACAAAACGAACGTAGGAGGCCAAAAAAATGGCCAACGAAGTCTATTTTAGTGGTCTGTCGGGCAATGCCCGGCTGGCAGCGATTCTCAATCAGGCCGTTGTGGTCAAGCTGACTGACACCGCGTCGCTCGTGAACCATCCGTCCATCCTGCAGCTCCGCTCGATGAACGGCTCTGGCTCTACCGTCGTGCAGGTGCCTGTCGTCAGCTGGGGCGCGAATGCAATGACTGCGGTCGCTGAGAACGCCTCGGTCAGCAACACCGCGCTCACCACCACCAACGTCAACGTCACGATCGCCCGACAGGCGCTCCGCCGGCAGGTGAGCGATCTCGCACAGCTTACCGCGACCGGGATCCCGTTCGACGTGACGATCGACAATCTGGCCGCCGACATGGTTGCCGCCTACAACAAGCGCGTAACTGCGATGCTTGGCGATCTGGCGTCTGGCTTCTCGACCTCGGTCGGTTCGACGGGCGTTGACCTCAGCGTCTCGACGTTCTACTCCGCGATCTTCGGCCTCCAGCTGAACAGCGCGGACGGCATCTTTACGGCCGTGCTGCACCCGGTCCAGGTCAATGACTTGATCTCCTCGCTTCGGAGCGAAGTGGGCCCCGGCCAGTATTTGGCTACGTCGCAAGACCAGGTGCAGGCGAAGGGCCCAGGCTTCCGCGGAAACCTGTTCGGCGTAGACGTGTTCAGCTCGGCGAACGGCATCAATACCGCCAACGCGGGCGCCGATCGCCTCGGGATGATGATCGCTCCGGGCGCTATCGCCATCGCGACCGCCACGGCGGCGCCGATCATTGGATCCGACACGATCATCCCGCAGTCTCCGATCGTCGTGGAATTTGAGCGGGACGCTTCGAACGGCTCCACGATCATCGTCGGTAGCGCATTCGTCGGCGTAGCCGAGATCGACGACCTCAAGGGCATCGGCATCCTTTCCGACGCCTAAGCCTCTGAGACACGCACGCGCCCGCGTCGGTGGTTACCCTACCTGCGCGGGCGCATCTGCGTCTGCTACACGAAGGAGCGACGATGGCAGCGACATTCGGGACCAGTGGGACGGGGAAGTTTGAGGGGCGCGCCGCGAGTCGCCCGCAGGCGATGCGCGAGCTCGTGCGGCTCGAGCCCTCTCCGACTTTCTGGTATATGCATCATCCGGCGAAGTGGACCTATCGCGCAGGCGAATGGCTCCCGATGCTTTCGACGCTGCGCGCTGACCCGGGCGTCGCCAACGTGGATAAGGACGGAAACACCGACGCCGCCGAAGTCGCGAAGCGCCGTCAGGGCTGGACCGTCATCCCTTGGGAGGCCGAGGCTGGCGGCTACGTCGTCGCCTACGACGGCGTCGCGGGCACCGTCCACATGAGCAAGTGGGAAGCGCCGAAGGTTGTTGCCGGCCAGACGCGCATCGAGAGCGACGAGGAGGGCTATTGGGCCTTCTGCCGACGCCTCGTGGTGGACGGATACATCGAGCTGCCGGATGCCGACTTTATTGATGTCCAGATCGAGCGTCAGCAGAAGAAGGTAGGCGAGTGGGCGGAGAAGGCGCCGAGTTCGCCGTACCATCGCGACGCGCTGGCCGTGGAGGAGGCGCTGCTTGAGTCGATGATCGCGGCGAAGGATCGCCTCTACAATCCTCCTGCTCCGGGTGAGGAGCCCGAGCCCGCGCCGAAGCCGAAGGTGCGTCGAGGCCGCGCGTGAGCGGCGAGCGCCCCGGATACCGCGAGGCGATGGAGCGCATGGCGCGTCAGCTGCGAGACGGCGGCATGCCCGCCGACAAGGCGCGGCAGACGGCGCAGGACGCGGCGAAGCGCCAAGATCAGCGCGAACGCGATAAGGGCCGGTAGGCACGGAGGTCGGGATGTCGCTCGCGGAGACTGTCTACACTGCGCGGTTCCGCTCGACGGAGACGATCGAGCGTGGACGCACGCAGGTACTGACCTGCCCGACATCCCGTGCCGGCGCGACGGCTACTCCGACTGCCGGCACGTTCTCGCTCTACCGTCCCGATGGATCGGCGCTGGTGTCTGCACAGGCAGTCACCATCCCGCCGGCCTCGGTGGCGCAGTACACGCTCTCGGGCGCTACGACGAGCGCGGAGGCGCTCGGAGAGGGATGGCTCGT